CTTGCTTTACATCCTGCCCAAACAGGCCCGAACTGGCGAGCAACTGATTGACCGCCAATGCAGGGTCAACTATTGCGCCTTTGACTGTGCGAGCAATCGGGCTACCAGCCCCAAACATGCGCTCCATCGTACTGACTTCGGCTTGTGGTGCTGGCGCAGCAGGGAACTGAACATCTATGCCTACGTTGCGGCCTTCAGGTGTTTGAACAGTAAACTCTTGCGGCGCTGCGTTGCCCAAGCTGGCCTTGATGCGAGCAAGCGCGGCCTCGTTTGTGAGGCCATCGGGCAACTGGTAAGACAGGCCTTGGTATTCGTAGACAGTCGCCATATTTAGTCCAGTCTGATTGGGTTTCCGGGTGTTCCGTCGCCTTGTCTGGCGCGGGCAGGCGCAGCGCTCGGCGCAGCGCTTGGTGCGCCCATCATGCCTTTGCCAAGATAGGTTTTTGAAAGGTTGTCAATGATCGCCAAGTTGGCTTCCGCTGTCATACCTTCGCTACCCAAAGACTTCAAGTAGGTTTGCAATTCGACGTTAGAGTTCAACTGCTGTGCGCTCATGCCAGTGGCTTGTTTGATTGCGTTGAGCAATTGCAATCGCACACTTTTGAGTTGGTCGCGCTTTGATTGTGCTTCTGTACCAAAAACACCCCCTAAGAACTGCCCCGCAGTGCCTGTTTGCGTTGATGTAATCAAGTTTGACAGTGCGCCTGCGGAGGTGCTTGACATGCCTCCGGTGTTTTTCAGGTCTTTCACAAGCGTTTGCGCGGTAGAAAGAATGTCGCCCAAAGTTTCTTTGCCTTCCGCTACTTGTTCAGCTTTTTCTTGAGCCTTGAGCACTGCGGGGCTTGGGCCTTTTAGGGAAGCCGTTAACTGCGCCAACTCTTGTTTGTTCTGTGCCATAAGCTGCGCGATCTGCAACCGATTCGCGCCTGCTTCACGCGCCGCATCAACACGCGCCTCGGCTTGAATTTTAGCGGCCTCAATTTTGGCGTCGTTTGCCAGTTTGGCTGCATCTGCTCGGGCGTCTGCCGCCAGTTTGGCTGCATCTGCTCGGGCAGTGCGATCTTCTGCGCGTGTAGCGGCAGAAGTCAGCGCAGTCAGAACTTTATCTGGGTCGCCGTACTTCACCACCACGCTGCGAATCATGTCTTCGGTAGCGTTGGGGCCAAGTTTAGCCAACTCAGCCCGCAACGCGGCGTCTTGCGTAGCGCTTAACTTGAGCTTATCTGCTTGCGCCGTCGAAGCCGCAGCCGCAGCCGTGCGCTGGCCGATCAAAGCGCCGCTTTCTTGCTGCTGGCGGTATATCTGCGCCAACTGCTGTTTACCCATCACGTCATCACCCAGAGCGTTCATGCCTTGCTGGATAGACGCAGGGTCTGTAAAGTCAATCTGGCTTGCGATCTGCTGGCGCAGCGTGATGCGCTGCAACTCAGGGTCTTGGCCACCAAGAGCACCGCCGATAGCGCCGCCCAGCATGTTGGCTCCACGGCCAATGGCGAAGTTCGCCCGTTGGAACGGGTCCAGCTTGGCGTATTGCAACGCCTGAGCGTCCATTCGGTCTTGCTGCTGCTGCTGGTACATCTGCGGCGTAACGCCGAACAGAGAAGGTACGATATCTGCCATGTCTTACCCCTTAGATAAAGCCATTGTTTTGTGCGGCCAACATCTGCGCTTGCTGAGTCTGCGGGTTCGCAAATGCACCCGCCAAGTACTGGCCTTGCTGACCATACGCGCCTTGGGCTGTGCCACCAAAAGGATCAAACTGCCTTGCAATTGCGTTTGTGAGCGCCGGGTTCTGAGATGCACCCACCAAAGCCGTTGCGAACGGGTTGTAGGCGTTGGCCGCGCCCATCGACTGCGCCGCGCCCATACCGCCGCCGTACAGCGCCTGAGCGCCTGCTTGGTTGACGTTGCGCCCACCCAAAGCCGAACCGATGTCCAGCGGTGCTTGGCCCAACGTCTCCAAACCAGTTGCGCCGCGCAAGTACGCTTCATAGGGTGCAAGAGCTTCTGTTTGGCCTCGGAAACCTTGGCCGAGCAGATTGCCGCCGACATTAAACAGGCCAGCCCCAAATCGGGCTTGTTCCATACCCGCTTGCTGCGCCTGCGCTGCCAAACCCGCGTCCTGCTGGGCGATGGCGTTGTAGTACGCCTCCATCTCAGGGCTGGCAGCACCAAGGCCAGCCGCACCGCTTGGGCGCTCGCCTGTGGCCCCAACGGACAGACCGCCACGGCCAGTCTGGAACAATTGGTTCTGGAGCTGCGCAAACTGGCGCTCACGGCTTGGGGCCAAGAGGTTCTGCTGCCCGGCCATGTACTGCTGCGCGGCCTGTTCAGGCGACTGCGCCAGGTATTGCTGGCCAAGGCCAAACAGACCTTGGGCCGCTTGGCCCAAAGGCGCAAACTGCTGCTGCGCTTGCTCGGCTTGCGTCAGCCCGCCACCCGCCAGACCCAAGAAGCGGTCTTGCATGGCCGCCAGTTGGGGGTCGAGCGTGTAGCTGGCCCCAGAGACGCGGCCTTGGGGGTCGGTCTGGAACTGCGACTGGCCAAAGCGTGTCGTGATGCCGACCGGACGGAACCGCGATTCTTCAGCCGCAATCCGCGCCGCCTCAACCTGCGCTGCGGCTTGGGCTTGCGCGGCTTTCCTGGCTGAACTGCCGCCGAGCAAACCACCTGCTAACGCTAATCCGCCACTAATAAGTGATGCTGGCATATCAAACTCCAATCAAAACGTCGTCCACCTTTGACGGGTCTTTCTCGTCGGTGGCGTGAATACAAAACCAAACGCAATCCGTGATCGCCTTGACGCCGTGCGTCAAACCAGCCTTGATCTCAATGCAAGCTGGCGCTTCGATGACTTCTATATCTTCACCCTTCATCACCGCCACCTTGCCACTGGCAAGAATCGACAGGTGACTGAACTCATGCGTGTGCTTCAGAATAGCTGTGCCAGCGGGGATAACCGCTTGCTTGGCGTACAAACCATCGCTGAAGTGGTGGGAGATCATGTCAGTAACCAAAAGCCAGCCAATAAACGCCGTCTACACTTCCGGGGTTGGAGTTAGCCACAACAAAAGTTGATGTGCCTACGCTGTACACATGAGCAATCTCATTCGTGTCAGTACTCACAATAACAGTGGTCTGCACATTAAAAACAGCGTTGGGGAAAGCAATGGGGTATGTAACCGTAAGGTTTTGCCCTCCAGACAATGCCCCTGTATTTCCCCATTGCATAATCAAACCACCGGGGAGCTTTTGGTAGCCGCTAGTACCGAGACTTTGGTTGCCGCCTGTGAAATTGGTGGTGTAAACGCCGTTTGTAACAGTTGCTGAATTTCCTGTGACGTTGATGCCCCAATTGCCAGAAGCCCCGGTACCAGTTTTGGTCGGCGCATCGTCGGCGATTTGAGCAACAACATACGCCGTGGTCGCCACTTGCGTATCGTTGGTGTTCACCGCCGCTGTTGGGGCCACAGGTGTGCCCGTCAGCGTAGGGCTAGTTAGCGACTTGTTGGTGAGTGTAGCGGTAGCCGTGCGCTCTGCCACGATTGCAGCGTCAGCGTAAGCCGTGGTCGCAAGCTGCGTGCTGTTAGTACCTGCCGAAGCCGTGGGCGCTGCTGGCGTACCCGTAAACGTAGGCGAAATCAGATCAGCCTTGGTCGCCACGGCCACAGCGATGTTGTTGAACTCGGTGTTGATCTCGGTGCCCTTGACGATCTTCAGCGGATCGCCAGACGGCAGCGCATCTTTTGTGGCGAAATTCGTGGACTGTGTGTAGTTACTCATGACATTTTCCCGTCTTTGGACTGAATCTCAATCCGCTGGATCGACAGCGGCGAACCGTTGATGTTGGTTTCGTATCCGGTTTGCACGATTTTACCGCTGCCGCTTGCGCTGGTCGATAAGGTCTGCAAGGCCACGCCGCTAGCGTACTCAGCAATGTCGTACTCGCCGATGCCGTACTCGGACACGCTTTGCGTTGGAATTTGCGCGCTGTCCGCCTGATAGTTGGTGCTGAAGTCAAAACCCCACTTCATTGTCACAAACTGGTTCGTGCCGCCGATCACCACCACCTTCAGGCGCTTCAGAAGCGACGTGATGTTGGCGTTACCCAGGTCAGCGTGGTTGGTGTAGTACTGCATCCGGTAGGCGGACGTGTGGTCTTGGTAGGTGCTGTACTTGCCGATGTAACCGTTCTTGCCGATCAGCACCTCGCCGTTGCGCCGCGAGAGCAGCGCCGTGGGCTCAATCGAGTCCCAAACCGTGACGCGAAACGAGCCGTCCTGCAACTGCACGCGGGTATCAAAGCAATACACCTCTTTGACCGACGGTAGCGTCATCAAGTAGAACGCCTCGGCTTCTGAGTAGACCGTCTTGATGTTGGCCAGCGTCTCGCCAGCCACAATCGACATGAAGTCGCTGCGGATGTTCTTGGACAGATCGCCCAAGGGCGCTGACTTCTCCACAATCGTCCTGGCGAACGACCGGACGCCCGAGTTAGACAGGAACAAGATGTCCTTGCCCGTGCTCTGAATGGTGTCACGGGCGATGCAGCCAATGCCCCCCACCGTGTCACTCAGGCTCATTGTGGCGGGCGTCGTAGCGTTGGCGTACACCAGAATCTGGCGCTTGCCAAAGATGATCAGAAAGCCGTTATGGGCCGCGAGGCCAGTTACCTCGTCTGAGCCGTTGGGCCACACACGGTCGATGTTCAGCGAACCCGCTGTGCCGGTGCTCCAGATGTGGCCGGACAGCAGGTCAGAGAAGAACACCGTCACGTTGTCGGTGGCGGTGTCCGCAACCCACAGGCGACCAAAGGCCGACAGCACGATGTTGCCCGAGGGCACAGTGCCGACGTAGCCTGACTTCTCGCTGACGCGGCGGTACGTTGTGGTGCTGATGGTCGGGTCGAAAATCAGCGGATCGTGACCCGTCTGGAAGAAGTAGGTGATGCCGTTGAGCGAAGCCACCGACCAGTTGCTGGCCGTGATCGTTGGTGCTGTACCCCCACCCCCGTAAGTCAGCTCGACCACGGCGTTGGAGCCGTCCAGC